TGTGTGGCCATAGTTAGTGGTATAAAGGTGATTGACGAGTGAGCCTGTTTGAGTACCTAATTTCATGATGTAACCCCTTTTGATTGATTGAGGTGTTACTATGAGGCTTTCCCTTGACGTTGTAAAGCATTTTATTACAAATAAATGAATTTAATTATATGAGACTGGCTCATAGGTATCATCGGCAAGCATCTTCTTGTGTTCTTCCCTGTAGTGACTGGCTATCTCAGCCCTCAGCTTCTTGGTCGTAGGCATCAGCACTTGCCACTTCTCCCTAAGAATATCAAGATGGCCTTGCCCCTTGTACTTCTGTAGGAAGATGGTGAAGTCTAGCGGGTTGGCAGTGAAGGTTAGGTGGCAGTAATGGCACATGCAGATGGCGTTATCAATGCTCCACCTTACTGACTTGGCAGCCCTCCCAAAGATATGGCAGCACTCCATCCTCCCGTCTTGCTTACCGCAGTGTTCACACTGGTAGCCAGCCTTCTGGCGAATTACATCGCTGAACCACTTGTCTGCCGCATCTCGCTTAATCGCCATTTTTTATTTCTCGCTCTATGAGAAAGTCAACGTAGTGCTTGATCTTTCTAAGCGACTCAACGCCGCCCTTATCCTTCCAGCGGGTAATGTACTTAACAACATTGCCCTCGCAGAAGTCCAAGTCATTCGCCATGATGTATTCTATTGGCTGTATGGCTTTCTTCTTGTAGTGGTCGCCTCCGACCTGCTCATCAAGTGCGCTCATTCATCTTCCCCAATTTCAATTTGCACCATGTCAGGGGAGCTAAGATTGCATCGCGGACACATACCGTAAGCAGAATCATCATCACCAACCCAATACTCAAGAATGCAAAGACAGTTATCACAGAACATTCGATGCACGTTAGTGTTCTTACTAGGAAATTTATAAACATTACTCATCTAACGCCTCAACTGTTATTTTGACCCGCGAATCTTCGCCGTACTGTTTGTGGTATACCACTGCCGTCATTGACCGTTCTGCGCCATAGCCTGAGTCGCTATGCCATTGGTCAGTAGCAGTAAGGCTACCCCAATGCTCGAAGTGCATGGAACCTACTTCCCTAGCGGTGTGGTGGTGGATATGCCCCAAATGGCAGTATCTATTCTTGCAGCTTGCCCATTCATCGTCTAGGTTCTTAATTACAGTCTGCAAAATCTGTTCGTGCTTTATTCTGTCGCCATGATGAAAAACAAAGAGGTTATTGTTCCATGTGTAACTTATAAATTTGGAGTAGTTTTTGATTATTTCAACGCGAGGCTCGTTTCGGTATAACAGGTCAAGGCAACTGGATAGGTGACAGGCCATATCGTGATCGTGATTACCTCTTACGTTTACGATTACGACATGCTGATGCACTTGTAGCATCTTGTCTATTAGCAGGTTAAACAGCCTGCCAGCTAGTTTAAACGTCTTGCCTATCCGAGTATCTACGTCAACCGGAGTTCCTTTCGTAGTGGTATTAAAGCTGCTGTCTGCGTGAAAGAAATCACCAACATTTAGCAGCACACCAGTGTGAGCGTTACCGACCCTGTTTGAGAGCCTGTCAATTGACTGCGTCAGAGTCTTGGTGGCAATCTTAATATCCCAGTCGTCATCGTCAACTTTGGTTTCGCTATCGGCTAGCATCCCGAAATGGTGGTCGCCTATCATGTACATGGCAAGGTAATCAGTATCAACATCACTAGGCGGCTTTAATGGCTGTTTGAAGCCTTCTAAATCCTCCTTCATGCCTTCCATCATGGCATCGAGCTTTTGCTGCATACTGCGCTTTTCAGGCTCTTGAATGACCCACTGCAATGCTATTGAGCCATCTTCCTTGTAAGCTGTAGAAACTCTTTTAGCCTCAAAGCCTTCCATCGTTTGACGGTTTACATCTCTGTGAGGGGCAACACCCTGAGAGGCTGCCCTTATCTCCAATGTTTTAATAGCTTTATCAATCGTCCTTGAATTGATATTTAAAACCTTTGCTGCTTTCCTGTGTGAGCCGTGAGTGATGATAGCCTCAAGCATCTCCCTTTGCCGATCAGTGGTCACAAAATCGTACAACAATCTATGGTCAATATGAGCCATGCTATTTGTCCTGCTTTCGCTTTAGTTCGGTGTACTCATTGTACTGGGGCAAGGATAAAAAGACATCTCTTTCCGAAGCCCACTCATACACCTGATCCATGAAATAAACCATCTCCCCCTTAGTCAGCTTTGAAGAACTCCTGACTTGGTTTAACAGTTCCGTTTGACCTACCTTAATATCTTGAGTGCCTAAGAACTTGCTTTTCATCATCCACTTAACGCCCTCTGGCGTAGCGTCATGAATCTTCTTGATGAAAACGTCCGACATCTCCTTGCACCAGATATGAAACAAAGCGTTCTGGCTTAGGGTTCTTGGGTTATCGTACTGCTCAAATTTTACACAAAGAGGCTGCGTGTAGTCCCAGCCTTCCATTCTTTTAAGAATAAACGGCAGCCGCTTTTCAAGTTCAATCTTATTTTTGACAATAACAAAATCGCCTTGGCTCATGTGAGTTTCTTCCTTAGCCAAGCATCTGACATCTTTTGTTCGTGAGTTTCCAGACGGTGAACATGCTCTTGAGCCACTACCCCATTTCTTACATAGTAATACTGAGACTTAGTGCCACTAACTTCCCTGTCGGTTAAGAACGGCTTGTTACGCATTCTGCTGTGCATGGTCTTGTTGTTTACGCCGATGATCTCAGACACTTCGCGCAACGTATAAAACCTTCCTGTTATCAGGTTTTCGTGTTCACCTTTAAACTCGTACTTTGTTGGCTGCTTACCGCTTAACCTTCTATCCATTCTGCATTGCTCCATCGTAATAATAGCCTCTAGTCGTCAAGTAATAATCCTTCATAGCTACCTGATCTTCTGGGTCGAGCCATGTTATGTCGGTCAGGCTCTCATCAATCGTCCTTGCCCTTATGCTATTGGTCTTGATCGACTTTGCCATTGGGCTTGAACCGCCTTGGTTCTGCGCTCGTGCAAGCCAGCTATTCACAAACCGCTTAATACCAGTCTTAGTCTTTCGTCTGGTAGGGTTAGCGTCCAGCCACGATTCCATAGCTAAGAGTTCCTTGTGGACATTGACAGCCTGATAAGCTCGCTGCCATTGTATGATGTCGCCTTCTTCTGGCTCCCAGTTGTCCCCAGTGTTTAAAATCATAAATCACCACGCTTGTGGTATGTGTTTTTCCTTGCCCGAAAACAGAACAAGCTCTTGTGGTCTGGGTAATCATTGGCAAACTTTCTTGCGTAGTGGCTAATCCACCCGTCATCTATCTTGAAAATACCGTCCTGTTCTTCAATCATTGCCTCCCATCGGATACGATGAAAGATATTCTTCGCCGAATAATACGTTCTCTTTGCTGCAACCTGTAACGCAAATCTACAAAACAATTCATAGATGGCTGGGTTTGCTTTGTGATGCAATTCAAAATTATCAGTTGTCCATTTACCGTTCATGTGAACCTCCTACAGTTCTAGTTTAATACTTCTTTTATGAATAAAGGTCTTCATGACCGTTATCAAGCTCATCAATGAAGCCCTTAATTACTGGCCTCATGTGCTTATTCTGAACAAGAAATTGCTGAATAATGTTATGCAAAGTAGAGCCAGTAATGTCTACCGTTCCATACCAAGTCTCAATAGAAGCCTTTGCTTGATAATACTTTGTCGGTATTTTAACTACCGTGTCCCGAATGTCTCGCTCTTTAATCGAAAGGCTAAAACCTTTGTCATACGCAATACCGTTTATATTGATTCCCATTTTATTCTCCTGATGGCTCGGCAAGCCTCGCCCGTTATTATTGTAAATATGTATTTAAATATACATTTCTTTAGGTGTTATAACCCTTTTACGGCGGGAACCGTAAATTCAAGAACTAAGGGCCAAAGCGACTTAGCGGTTAAAACAATGTCTGTATCGTATCGCCAAACTATCCTTTGATAACAACCGAGTTATCGCAGGGGCTACGTGCGGAGGGTCAACCGCGTCTATGGCATTCTATTAGGGAATTCGCCACCCGAAGGGCCATGTCAATTCATGGCTGCTCTAGCCCAAACATTGTTTGCAATAAAAGAAAGGGAGATCTGATGTACAGTAACGTACAGTATGATAAACTTGCCTTTCTTCTTCTTCGCACAAGAAGTATACGCTCCATCAGTGAGCAATGTAAAGCCCCCGTAAAAGGGGGTTTTCTTTTATCTGTCTCCCAGCTTACAGAACTGATCTAAGCTCATTCCAAATATCTCGCATAGCTTCTCAAGGGTGTGCAGCTTCATGTTCTCCTGCTTGCGCCACTGAAATACTCTCTGGCGGCTAACACCCATCATGGTCGATAGTTGGTTACTGTTAATGCTGTTTAACTCCTGAGCAACTCTCAGGCATCTTCCTGCGTTTGTCATTTTCAAATCCTATGTTATCTTAGTTATGCAGGGTTCCCCCTACCTTGCTCTCCTATGGTTTCCCCCCGAAAGCACTTGTGCCGTAGGGGGGTTTTTTACATCAGAATGGGAGGTCTTCGTCCAACTCCTCAATCGACGCAGTGGTGCGCTTGACACATCCACTCAACATTTAATGGCTTTAAATAATCATAATGATGAGCAACAATATTTTCGTTGGTGCCGCAAACAATGCACTTCTCTTTATGCAACTTTTTAGCCCTTATTGCGTTGTTTACCATAGTGTGAGCCTTATATTTATTCGGGAATCTTAACCGATATTCTTTTACATAATCATGAGATTGCCTGCATCCTCGCTCTTTGTCGTATTTTCGATAATACTCAACATTTAACAATCTATTTTTCCTAACATCTTTTTTATTGCATTCCTTGCATTTGTTTAAATGGCCGTCAGCCATTTGCTTGTGCTTGTAAAAAGCGGAAAGAGGTTTAGTCTCTCCGCACTTAAAACAACTTTTAGATAAATTCATATCCCCACCCTATGCGTAAAATTGCAGTATACGCATTAGCTAGAATGGGGTCAACTAAAAGGGATATCTTCGTCCAACTCCTCAATAGACATAGCAGCTACAGCCGGTGCAGCAGCAGCGCCATCAGTATAAAAGACCTTCACATTACCAAGAATAGGCGTTTGATACTTCGCTTCACGTTCTTCTTTTGTAAGGCTCTGGCTGAT